ACCCAAGACAATTGTACAAACAACCAAAATGATATATTTGCTAAGACAATTGCCCATACGTCAGGCGGAAAGAAAAATAATGCCCGAGAAATCAAGGCCATACTTGCCACTCCCCAATCTGGCAGAGCCATAGCGGCGGGCATAAAAGCTATTAAACCATTTATCAACAAAAATATTGGAGATAACAACAACTCTATAATCATTTACCGCCACCTCCACGCATATTATTAACTGTATTAGTAGCACCTGCCAAATCTGTCCCCCGTATTAATTTGTATACCATATTATAGTTATATAATATCAACAAGATAAACATGGCGCCCCGAACCCACGGGAAATAATACGGCCTTGCGTTTTCAATCCATTGAAAATCAACAAATGTTACTGTTCTATTTATTATCGGTATAGTCGCTTGAATTTTTGGCATTTGACCAGCCGTAACTGATTTTATATCAGCAAGCAAATTTTCATATGCCGTAATTGATAAGCGATTATTCAAAGCATTTCTTAAATTGTTAAAATTGTTAGAAAAAAAATCATTAGACGGTATAAATAATTCCCGTAATAAATTACCAATTGCTTGACCAATTGTTTGAGGTAGATTTACTATACCGTCTCTTATTGATGTTAACGGCGATAGGAGTGTATCACCCAGATTACTAAGCGCGGTACTAATACCGCCAAACCAAGCACCAAAATCCCAACCCCCAATAATACTGTCAACGTTGGTGTTATCCGTTCCGGGAGATGTACCGCTGCCATCGCTGGGAGGAACATTCGCTTGGGAGAAAAAAAAACTATTGGATTTGTTGGTGCAGGACTAATCATAACATTATCTACCATTAATATTTTAATATCATGATTCGCCCTTACAATTGTTGTTGTTGTCTGATTATACTCATCAAATGGAGCATTGTCGACAATATATTCAAAAGGATGATTTATACGTTGAACAAATTGCCAACCTGAACCAGTCCACATATATTGTTCAACAACTATCGAAGGACCACCATTTCGCAGGGAATAAAACCAACCATTTACATGATGTATTATAAATGGAGTATTTGATACCCAGTGCGACCCATTACTTGTTTGCACATAGTATTTAAATCCAGTATCAATAGTAAATGGTTCTCCGCCTGGTGGTAAACTTGCAGCAAATGCAGGTACAGCCGACATTATTAAAATAATAATAATACCCAATATTGCAAATAATTTTTTCATCAAATCAACTCCTTAAAATTCGTTTTTAAGCCGAAAATTCCCCCCACCCCACGAGGGGTAAGGGGGGAATTCTCCTACGGCTTAGAAAAACTTGTATATAATACGAGGAATTAGACTAACACCTATCATAACGGCCATTATTGAAATTCCTACTGGGAGTAATACCCCGAGGTTATCAGTAATAGCTGTGACTAGTGGTGCCAGCTGTGAAGCAGTTACTATTGTTGTTGGTGCCATGGAAATTCACCTCCTTTTGGTTAAAAAATCATTCGCCAAATTGGTTTCAAAATAAGAAACCAAATTATTAATATAGTAGCAGTTAGAATAATGCTAGCCGCTAGAATATTCCATATAGAATAAGTTACATTTATCAAGAAATTCAACTTATAAGAAATTTCTTGAAGAAGTTCAAGTTCAGTCATTCGACACCTACTTCACTAAGCTATTAAACCTCATATAAAAACCGCTTTTATCTCTGTAATCAGAAACCTCCACAAGAACAGTGACTTTTGTATTTGAGGGTATTGATGAAACTTCACCCAATTTTTCGACAGGAACGGAAATACCTATCGAATCCAGACCCTGCAAAACTTTAAGCCTATAAGAAATTTTTTCTCCATATTTGACGGTTTCAATGCCTAAAACAGTACCCTCTACTTTAACATTAACTTTCATAAAATCGCCTCCTTAAATTTTAGTTATATAAAGTTTATCACAATAGAGGATTATCTATCAAACTTTTTTTTTATATTTTTTTCAAACAATTCATGGTTATGTTCTTCCAAAATTTTGATAAATATTGCACCTGATCGACGAAATACATCCCAATATCCACTTGCAGCGCAAAATTTGGAAAATTTTGTTACACTTAATGTATTTGCGTTTTCCTCAACATACTGAATCATTATAGCGACCTTATCCGATTCAGGAGTATCGCTCTTATTGATATACTCAATTAACCTACGCTTAAGTGAACCCTGAACAGCATCTATTTCGTACTTATATTTATCGTTATCGTTATAATGTATCAGGTATTCGAGCGCAGATTCTTCATTGCGGATTTGCTGGATATAATTGGGAGTTATTCCCAACTCCTTAGCGATAGCAGTAGCCCATTGTGCGTTTTTCAGGCTCAATACAACATGATAATGAGGTTTTATTATTTCTCCATTTTCGTCAGTATCTCTATCATGTAATATTAATCCATACTCATAAGCCTTTATTTTTTCTATAGCTTGTACATGGCTTTCGTCCTCGGGATAAAGTAATAAACCAAGTTTTCTAGACCTAAAATTTTCTGCCATAAATTGACCCCCCTATATTTATTTAACACTGACACTAGATATCATATGTGTTAATATCTATAGTATATAATTATTAAGCCAATATGTAAAATAAGATTTTTAAAATATTTTGACACATAACACACCGATTGCTTAGTCGTAGTAGCAATCGGTGTCAAAATGTCCGTTTGCCTAAAATTTGGTCAAGGTAAAAAAAAATGGTTATCACAATTTTTTTTTAAATTTGTGCCGGTACAAAATGAAAGAATGAACACTAACGAAAACAACAAGTGAACGATGTTTGTTGACACTCGCTAACGCTCGATGAGAAACGAATTAAGAAAAACAAAAACTTCTTCGGCTGTGATAGTTTTATAAAAATTTTTTAAACATTTCCTCTTTCAGAGCGTGGAATATATTCCCTGCTTCTCATTGCCTCGACTTTTTTGTAAGAATCATACAATTCTCTAAGTTTATCGGTCATTATAAAATTTCTTCTCCATTTACGATGGAGTTTAATTTTCTTTTCAGGATTATCCACAACCGCCAGATAATCCTCAGTATCAAAACATCTTTGGAATGTCCATCTCCCTGCAAGCGTACGAGCCTCGACCACGTCAAAAGCCTGCTCCCTTATTTGTTTAACTACCCGTGTAAAGACTTGACTTGACGCTATAATTTTAATTTTTTGTTTGCGCTGCTGAGATATCTCCGAAAGGAGATTCTCGGGGAAGTCCTTCCAATCATTAGAATTGTATTCAAGATGTATTTCGTCAATAGCAAAAATAACCCCATCCTCACCATTGCGGACATCCAACAAATCCCTCCAACTACTCATAGGCATAGTTTGATATTTATAGTAAAAATTTGTGACTATTATAGCTTTAGGATATTTTACCCTCATACGCTCGAGATACTCAACCATACCAATGGTTTTTCCTGCCCCCTGTTTCCCACAATATAAAGTTAACCCATACTCCCCGAATTTTCTACCATACTTAAAAGCACGATATATATCGATTGCTACCCATTTAAGAAACTCTAATATTTTAGGCTTTAATGTATATTCCTTTATTTTTCGCCTACGCTGCGATGTTAAAAGCACCAT